TTATTCTTTATAGTACTATTATACCATGTTTCTCGTGTTTGTACACCTTTTTTTCAATTAATTTGAATAATTTTTTAGATGGTAAATCACTTGATGATCAATTTTTTTGATCATCGTCTTTAGCTCTTTCACGATTAAAATGATCTTTTTCTTTTTGAGACATTTTCATGTAATCTTTGAATGGGATACATTCTACTTTGCCATCTTTGTCTGGTGTAGAACACCACATTCCGCCTTTCATAACATCTGAATTTTTTGCCATATTATACTCCTGTAGGAACTCTATCGCGACCTGTACGATCTTTGTTTAATGGAGAGATTTGATCTAAAACATGACATAGTACATCACCACGAATATCACGGTGACCCCAGTTACGAAGTACATCAATAATTAGATTAATATTTTGACCTTGAATACCAACTGGAAGCCAATCACCTGGGATAACTTTCTTAAGGTTTTTTACTCTTGCACAAATATCATCAGCTAGATCATTATGCTGAGACATTCTTAGTTTATTGACAATAGTATTAGCAATAGAATCTGTCATGTCAATAGACATCCAGATTAATGGGGTAGTTACTTTACGATCTTGATGCATTACTTTCTCCATATTTTTTAATATATGGGTATATTATACAGCATTTTATGTAATTTGTACATATCCCTAAAGGGATGATTTTACCATTTTCCTTTGTCGAGAAGTGCTCTGATATGTATAAAGAAAAACTGAATATCTAACATTTGCTGGCCAGATAAAACATCTTCATTAAAGCAATCAAATCTAAAAGTCCAATGGAATGGATTAACTATGATAGTAATCCATATTCCACTGTATCTAAGATAGTTGTATATTGTTTTTATAATTTCCAATCTGCTGTATTCATTGTTTTACCAGTAGCTGAGTTATCAAAAACTGGTGTATCATCTACTAATGTTTGTTCACTTTCTTCTACATCAAATAATCTCATCTTAGATCTATCTATACCAAGAACAAATCGTTTATGGTATGTAGGATCATTATAACGATTCTTTAATTGTTTTACCATGATCTGATTTTCTTTATCAAGCTCTTCAGTAGAGATTAACGCAAACATCAAGTCTGCTGTTGCAGGTAAACCAAATGATTCTGATGTATCTTCAAGACCAACATCACTATTTGAATAACCAGAACGAGTGGTCTGAGTAGCGGAGAAAAGGGGCACATCAAATTCTACTGCAAGACCACGAAGTTCTTCGGCTATTGCTTTGACATAATTATATGAATTAATTGAACCACCCATACCTTTCATTCTTGATGAAGCACAGATATTCAAATAATCAATAAATATTACATCAGGTTCAAACTGTTTCTTTAGTTTGAGTTCTTGTAATAATCCTCTAAAGTGCCCAGCATGAGCTGAACCAGTAGGATATTCTTTAACTACCAATCTACCATTTGTTTTACGTGATAGATCTGCAATCTTAGCAGAGAACATATCTGCTGACATTTTATCTAATTGATCGATTGGTACATTTAATAAGTTAGCATCGATACGTTCTGCAATACGTTCTTCTGCCATTTCCATAGAAATATACAAAACATTCTTACCATCAACTAAAGCATTAGCTGCAAGGTGACACATGAATAATGATTTACCAACACCAGTACCAGCAAGTGCAATGTTTAATGTTTTATTTGGTACACCACCTTTAGTTATCTTATTAAAATAATCAAGGTCGAATGCCATTCTATCTTCAATCTTATGATAGAAATCAAAACGTTGTTCTGCATTCTCTAAATAATCGTGACCAACGTTAGTGTCAAAAGCGACTCCCAGAGCTTGAGTTAAAAGATCTGGGAGTGCACCTTTGGTTAACGTGTCATGTTTGCCGTCTATAATCGTAATTGATTCCATGACTGCGTTGTAGATAGCTCGATCCTGGCACCACTTTTCCGTATTATCTAATAACCATTTCTCGTCTACCTCATCACCAGTGAATAGATTCTGTGCAATTTCTACTGCTGCAGTAAAAGAATCACCACTGAGATTCGAATGTTCGTTTAATTCTACCATGAAAGCTTCTTTAGTAGGAAGCTTATTATACTTTGCTACGAATTTACCAGCTTCATTGAATAGTGATCTATATGCACCTTCAAAATATTCTGGTTTAATGAACGGAAGTACTTTCCGCATGTAATCTTCATCAGTTAAAAGATTACGTAATATTGTTTGTTCAATTTTCAGATTCATTTATTTTTACAAATCCCTCTTCTAATCCATCTTCAATTACACTAAATAATAAATCACCAGCATATTGTTGAAGTTCTACATTGGCTTCAGTTAAATTCTCATCTTGAGAGTCAACTACACTAAAATCAAATTTTAATTCTTCATTTGTATCATCATAACGAATAGCACCAAATACAATTGTTGTTTCAGGGAAAGGACCATTCTCTAGTCGAATAGCCCATGCATCTGGATGTTCGGGGTGATGTACGAAATTATAATCTTCTTTTTCTTTAAGCTTCTTCATCGTCTAAATCATCAAATACTTCATTACCACCAATCTTATATACATTTCTCAAATACTCTTTGAAATCTGTTTCTTCAAGAATAGGCTTCCAGAACTCTTCGGTTAGAGTTGCTGCTTCACGTACTTTAGATTCTGAAACTTCGCCAGTTTCTTTATCGACTTTAGAATACCAACCATTAGAAGGTTTGACAACATATCCACCAGATAGACCAAGATCTAATAGACCAGAGTATTTCTCTACTCCACCTTCCCATGATACTGAGATAGGAATCTTAGATTGTTCTTTAGTGAATCGAGATTTTTCTACTTTAATAATAAACTCATAACCAACTACATCTGTACCTTTCTTATTTTGTCTACGACCAATGATCCAAATGTTATCAGCTGAATAGTAAATACCTGTACCACCAGACACAACATCTTTAGGGAACAAACCAATCTCTTTATATGTGTGATTGATTGCGAGTAATGGAATATCTTTCATTGCAAGATAAGGTGTTACCATACGGAATAAACCTTTAAGTGCTTTTGCACGTGACATATCTGCAACTGCTTTTTCATTCAATGCATCTTCTAACTCTTTCTTAGATGCAAGGTTACCAACAGAATCGATTACAACAATAACTCTGTCACCACGTTCTAGATTCTCTAACTGAGAAACAAGATCAAACTTTAACTCTTCTACATTAGTGACTGGTGTATGTAATACACGACTTGTGTCGATATCGAAATTCTTAAAATAAGATTGAGGGGAACCAAACTCTGAATCATAAAATAACATAACAGAATCTTCATACTTTTTCATATAGGCAGAAGCCATAAGTAAAGCAAAAGATGTTTTGAAATGTTTTGAGGGGCCTGCAAGAACTGTTAGTCCAGGTGTAAGTCCACCATCTGGATCGCCAGATAATGCTACATTAATCATAGGCACATCGGTCACGATCATATCTTTTTCGTTAAAAAACTTAGACTCAGAAAGAATATTAGTATGAGAAACTTTACTATTCTTTTTGAGTTTATCCATTATTGACGGCATAATAACTCCATTTTTAATTTTATAGTAATACTATTATAACATGGTTTTGTACAAATGTACATCATTATTTTTTCTATTGATAATAATTTTGAAACCATCCAACGAATGATTTAATTCCTTGTTTAATATTGTTTTGAGGTTTATATCCAAGTTTGCTTATCTTGGTTAAATCAGATAGAGTGTGTCGGACATCTGCAGGATGCATATCTTCAAATTTAATATTTGCTTTCTTTCCAACGTTCTTTTCGATTAGATGTACAAAATCCATAAGTGGTACTTTTTCTCCAGTACCGATATTATATATCTCGTGAGTATTAATTTTAAGTACTTCATCAATTAAAATTTTAATACCCTGTACAATGTCAGAAACATGAGTAAAGTCTCTTGACATTTCTCCATGACCAAATACTGTGATTTGCTCATCATTTAAGATCTTTTCTGTAAAACTATGTAAAGCCATATCAGGTCTTCCATATTCACCATATACAGTAAAGAATCTAAATCCTATAGAAGCAGGCAAACTACTATTCATAAACTGACATTCATTCACATACTTAGACCATGAATATGGATTTGAGTGATGAAAAAATTGAATGTCCTCTGTGAATGGAGGAGTCTGTCCTTTGTAAACACTTGAACTAGATGCATATACAACTGGAATATTTTTCTTTTCGGCAGCATCTACAATTCGTTGTGTACCATTAATATTATTATCAATGTAAGTATATTTGTTATCTAATGAAGCTCTAACACCTGGCCAGCAAGCAAGGTGAATAATAACATCTATATTATTTAATAGACCTTCATCAAACCCTCTAATATCTGCTTTATGAATACTTGCACCAGCAATATATAAAATCTTTGCTCTATCAAATTTTATTTCTGGATCATAATAATCATTGAAGTTATCGATACCAACAACTTCATGACCATCTTGTAATAAATTATTAGCTAAATGAAATCCAATAAATCCTGCTATTCCTGTTATATAAACCTTCATTCAAACCTCACATTTTGTTCTTTTTCTCTATCATCTTTTTCATAATCTTTTCTATATTCATTATTACGGTTAAGAACATATTCTAGTATCTCCATATTAGAGAACTTAGCAAATGCAGAAACATCTTTTGGAAAACATGCACCACCAAAACCACGCTTACCATCAAAACCAGGTACACGTGTATGTGCCTGTGTGATACGTGGATCTGTTCCTATTGCATTAATGATCTTACCAAAGTTTCCACCAAAGTTTTCTACAACATCGTAGAACTCATTAAACCATAATACCTTTGTTGCAAGGAATGAATTAATACCATATTTAACAAAACTTGCATCTACTGCAGACATATGATAATTTTGACATGGTTTACAAATACTATATTCTTTATAGATTCGTTCTAGCTCTTCTGTATTATCTCTATCACCACCAAAAATCTGAATAAATGGATTAGTAATATCTTCATTAGCATTCTTTTCTGTTAAAAATTCTGGATTATAAACTAATTGTAAATTAGGATATTTTTCGAATATGCTAGTAATAAGATCTGGAGAAATTGTTGATTTAATTACAACAATACCTGCTTTGTGTTTAAATGGATTACCTAGTTCATGTAATACTTCTTCTGTAATACTAATGTCGCATGTACCATCTTCTCCCATTGGAGTTGGTAAACAAATAAATGTAACATCACTATCTAATTCCATATCCTTAAGATTGTTATTAAACTTAGGATCAATAATAGTTTTATTTACTCCATATTGGAATGCATAATCAATTGCACCACCAACAAATCCATGACCTATAATTGTTAATTTTAACATAGTATATCCTTATACGAAAAATTCATCCAAATCACCTGTTACAACATTCTTAGGTTTGCCTTGACGTTGTTCCCAACCTGATTCCCAACCGGAATTATTATTTATATCAGAAGGAACGTGATCAAAAGTATTATCACTGCGTGGTACATAATTTTGACCGAATCTAACAAAATCACACATTACATCTTCATTATCTCTTGGAGCTCCACCCATTCTTTCACATAGAACATCCATCATTTCATCTGTTGAATATCCTTTTGAAAGCATTTTCATACAACGTACTGCATTATTACCAAAGTATCCATGTGACATATCATCTACTAAGTCTTTATGATAATCACCTAAATCATATGAAAAAGCTGCATAGACAAAATTAAATCTTCTATGACCATTCTGAATATTATATTCATTTAAATAAT